GTTGCGACATGAAAATAAGACTAACTTGGCGTTACAAAAAACGCACCGTCATTGTCTGCGTCGATGCGCTGGATTGTGCGTACCCAAAATTCCTTTTTTGCCTGCCGGTCTAAATCAGGATATTCCTTCAACTCTCGCCGTAATGTTTCAAGGTCAAATTCTTTTATAGGCTCCGGGTTTATTGCCGCGAGCTGCTGTTTCAATTCCGTATAGTCTTTTTTGTATTCTTCGATTTCAATCAAATCCGACAGATACAGGTCTTTCAGTTTTTGCATTTTCCGCTTGATTTGCTCCGCCGTTTTGGGCTGCTTTTTTTCTGCGGTTTTTGATTTGGAGTAATACTTTTTTGCGATCCCCTCAAATTCCCGCAGAAGGTAATCCTCAAGCACATCTTCTCGGATTCTGAGGATGTGCGGGCAGTCGGCTGGATCAAGTGTGTGCGTTCTGCATCGGTAGTACTTGTACACCTGCTTTACAGTCTCCGGCTGCATATTTCTACCGCACTCCCGGCAACGGAGAATTCCGGTAAACAAATATATTCGATCCGCACTGGCGTTCCGCTGGCTTCGCCGTTCCAAGATTTTCCCAGCAAGGTCAAAGGTTTCTTGATCGACAAGTGCAGGCAATGCGTTTTCCACGCCGAACGCCTCACCTAAGTACAGGCGGCTTTTCAACGCATCCTTGTATTTGTTGTACGAGCGTTTGATCCCCCACTCCGTTGCCATATACCGCCTTAGCGCAAGGATGCTTTGCAGCCGTATAAAGGCTGGGAACATATCTCGCGCCGCATCTGCGGTTTCTTCATCAATGGCGTAGCGCCGGTTCTTCACGCAGATTCCGATAGGAGTTTTCCCGTTGGTGGGCTGGCCCTTTGCCCTCTTGCCCTCGTTGATGGCCTTAATGCGCTCCGATGTGCGGTCAGCTTCGTCCTGCGCTACCGACAACATAATATTGACCTTCAATCGCCCTGATGCAGTCCGCGTTTCGTAGTCCTCTCTGATGGCCTGCCAATCCACATGATTTTTGTCGAGAACCTCTTGCACGGCGTAGTACCCCGCCACATTCCGAAACCACCTATCCAGCTTGACAAAAAGGATGGTGTCGATTTTCCCGGCGCGGCAATCATCAAGCAGGCGCATCAAGGCCGGACGCTTTTTATACGGCTTTCTGGCGCTGATTCCGGCGTCCTCGTAAATGCCCACAACCTCCATGCCGTGTGCGGCGGCATATGCAATCAGAGCCTCCCGCTGGTCTGCCAGGGACAGGCCGTGCTTCGCCTGTTCTTCGGTCGATACCCTGATGTACAGTGCTACACGGATGCGTAGATTATTTGGTAGAGTGACCACTATTTTTTGGCACATGTTATCCCCTCCAAAATCCATAGTTAGCACAATGGATGTCAACCCAAACGCACCAGGCAAAAAGCCCGATGATCAATAGTGACAAACCGAGTATGATCCACCTGTATAGCTTCACGGAGTGCCAAAGATTGCACAGTCCTGTGTCCATCAGGCCGATGGTCTGCCGCTTATTCTCAAGGCGGTGTTCTAGTCCGTCCTTTTCCGCTTGCAACGTTTCCTCACTGGCCGTCAGATGATCTCCGATGCCGTAAAATTCATCCAGCGACACGCCAAGGACGGCGCATATTGGCCCAACCGTGGAGATATAGGGGGCCTTGGAAGCATGGGTAAAGAAATTGTTGACGGTAGACGGCGGAATTCCCGATGCTTCAGCTATGTCCTGAATGGTCATACCCAAAGCGTTACGTTTCGCCTTACAAACTTCCTGAATTGTCATAAAAAGTGCCTCCTTACCCCCAAAATCAAAATATGGGTAAAGGCGGCACAAACTTTTAAACGGCTGAAAATGCCAAAAACCAAGCTTTGGGACTTGCCCACCCAACCCTGTTTTTGCTACGCTTTGATTACGGCAAGCCGACGTCCCCCGGCTTGCTTCCGGCTCCGCCGTTTGTTGCAGAGGCGGCGGGGCCGGGTTTTTCACTTACTTTATTTCCCAAGAGTTTCCGCAATTCTGGCAAAGGCAAATCTTTTGATTTTTTACAACGGTCTTTTCGCCACCTTTGCTTTTCTTCCACACGAGATTAGACATGCCAAGGGTTGATACCGCCATCAAGCCGCGAGCAGCATTGTTGATATGGCCTCCGATGCCGTTCCCGTGCTTTTTGGTTTTACTTGACACTTGCTCCATAGAGATTGTTACATTTTCGCTTCCGCAATTAGGGCAAACCATAGTAAAGCTCCTTTCATTCTTTTATATGCGTATATGTAAATATTCAATATGCGCGGGCAACCGTCATGCCCCCATATCTTGCGGTTGCAAAATCATGGTGGTGTGCTATAATAATCGAACAGACGTTCTATTCGCAAATGATGAACGGAGGATACATAGATGTTGGATTTACCGGCAAACTGTGATATAATGGCAACAGAACAGCTTGAAGAAATTCGCAACAAACTGATGCATGCCGTACTGCTTTTGCCGCAAGAGGAACAGGTAGAATTGCTGCGAATGATTAAAGGAGCAAACGATGGTGTATAATCAATTGTGGTATGAAAATCCCAACGTTCTTAAAGCCGTAAACGCGTGTCTCAACGTATTGGAAGCGTCTGGCATTTCGGCGGAATGCGCTACACTTGTTCCGGAGTGTTTGGCGGAGGCTATTAAATGCAGCAACTATGAAACGCTAAAGCAAGGAGCATTCAAGAGCACTCCCATTTCTGTAACCGCCAATAATGACGGCGGGTACAGTATTATGCCCGAAAGCCTGCAATGTATTGATTTACTATGGCCGAAGTGATGCCATTTGCCACCGTTTCAATTACCGATAGAGATATTGACTTTAAGGATTTTAAAACAGCGCTGGTTTTTGCCCAGCTTTCTTTTCCCCCGATGTTTGCGATAAAGTCATGGCCTTTTGGCGTGATGTGATAAATTGTATTCAAGTAAAAATATCCAAACATTTCGCTTGTTGCAAATGAAAAATCTGTTTTTAAGTATCCGCTTTCTGAAAGCTGTACAACATGATATATGATCTCTTCTCTTGAATAGCTGCCAGAAAGCAAGCGCACCAAACAGGGAATGCTGACATAGCTAAATTTTCTTAGCCCATTTGGATTTTCAACCGCAGTTTCAACGGAAATACGATCTTCGACCAAAAGCATAATATCCCGCAAGCAATCTGGGTTCAGTTTCATTCCGTGCCCCTCTTGCTTTTCAGATACCCGATATACCGGCATACTTCCGCCAGTTCGGCGGGTGTCGCGTCCCGGATATAATCTAATATTTCCTGCGCTTCCGCGCTCAAGCCCTCGCCCTCTGTGGCGGGGGTTTCTTTTATGCTCTTATCTTCCGTTTTGCCCTGGAGCCATTCAACGGATACGTGATATTTTGCGGCAATTTCATGAAGTTTGTTTTTGTAAGAGAAACTTGTTCCTTTTATCCACATTGAAACAATATCTCCACTGTCATACCCGATGCTTTGAGCAAAATCTTTTTTTGCCCCTCGCATTATTTTCCCGTTTTCACCGCAAGGAAGCAAAGACAGAATTCGCTCAAGTACAACATCCATAATAAACAACCCCCGAAATTGTGCACTTATCCAAAACCGATGAAATTCGGTTAAGCTAATTGATAAACCGAATTTTGTGAGGTATCATATACCTAAGCCCACCGGAAAAGGGTACACGAAAACCAGCCCCCATAAAAGCGGCTCTTGCAATGTCTTTTGGCGATTTCATTGTAATACGCTTTCCGGGTCGTGTCAAGCGTGATTTCTCACATTCATGAGGTTTCGGCGGGTATTGACTGCGGCAGAGATAAAAAAAACCGCCCCGAAGTCTCTGCAACAAACTTCGGGGCGGTTGGAAGCGAACTCGTTTGCTAAATGGAATACCCCTCTGCAACAGAGTACGCCATTTGGCGCGTAGTTTAACTCCCATGCTTACCATACCACATATTTCTGCCGCAGTCAATGAATTCTCACACCGAAAGGAGGGCACATGACTTGGCATTGAAGGAACTTCGAGAACGTTCCAACCTGACCCGTGCACAGGTAGCAAAGAAACTGAATGTGGACTTGTCCTGTGTGACGCATTGGGAGCTGGGTGACTGGCGACCGGCACGGAAGTACCACAAGAAGCTGGCGAGGATGTACGGCGTGACGGTGGACGAACTGTTCGAATCCAGCGATGGGGAATAAAAAATGCCCCGTCCGGTGTTGCAGACCGGGCAGGGCGGCGGAACAAATCTTAGGCTCAGATATGTATCCTGTCGCTATTTTAGCACAGGGGAAAGGAAAAGGCAATGGCGAAGAAACGAAAAATCGAATACCGGGTGATCTGGGTGTCTCCGCCTGACCCGGTGAAGATCATGACGGAGTTCGGCAAGATCTGGTCGAGGGAGCATGGCCTTGAGTTTGACGGTGTTTACACCAAAGAGGGGGACATCAAACAATGAGCTGGAACCTGTTTTTTATGATCCTGGGCGTGGCGTATGCGGCCACTTTGGTATTCAAGATCGTAGATTTCATCGAAGGAGGGAATCCGCATGAGAAAGCATGACCGGCGCACCAGAGAGCAGCGGAAGGCGGACGCCTCCGCATGGATGGGCTTTATGAGTTTTCTGGCCCTGCTGCTGATCACCATTGCGTATATGGTGGTGAGCGCGCGATGAACAGAAAGAACCGGCATGAGCGCTTTCCGCTGGATCTCTGCCCGGTCTGCGGCATGGACAGCGGTGAGCGGGTGCAGTCCACGGACGCACCGTTTAAGCACTATGTACGGTGTTCCACCTGCGGCGCTATCACAGCGGGTTACGCCCAGCAATCCAACGCCACGAAAGCGTGGAAGAGAGGGGATGCGTGGAAATGAAGATCTATCCGGTGTGCGCAAGATGTTCCATCGTTATGAACCCCAATGCGTTTGACGATGTGGCTCCGGGGTTTTTGATCAACGGCGAGTGCTACTGCCCGGAGTGCGCGAAAGATTGGCTCAAGGATGAAGTTGACAGCGATCCGGAAGCCGTGGCGCGGGCCATGGGGATCGCGATCATCGACATCCCGGAGGACTGATATGAACCAGTGTGAGCGGATCTTGAAGTATCTGGATGAACACGGCAGCATCACACGGGCCGAGGCCATGAGCGAGTGCGGCATCGCCAATTTCACGGCGCGGGTCTCTGACTTGCGGCGGGACGGCGTGGCGCTGGACGTGGAGACGGTCACACAGAAGAACCGCTATGGCGAGACTGTGCGGTTTGCGAGATATAGGAGGAAAGAAAATGGCACTGAAATCATTTAACGAGTTAATTAAAATCGATGTGCGTCCACAATGCGATACGCGGGATGCCAAAGACGAAAACGGGAAGACAATCAAAGTCCCGTATTTGAGTTGGGGCAAATGTGTGAAACTGCTGCACGAAAACGGAGCGAATGATGTGTGGTATGCGCCGGTGGAGTGCCCAACCACTCACACTTATCTTTGGCCCCAAGCAAAAGTGTCCACCAGCAAGGGGCGCGATACGGAATGCTGGTTTGTGCGGGTGTTGATTCACATTGATGATTTGGAATTTGTATACGATACGCCGCTGCTGAATGGATCCTTGGTGGTTTACACTGACACTCTGAACCAGCTGCGGATTAACAATGCCCTTGCCAGAGCATTCGTGAAGGGCGTTGCCATCAGAACCGGTCTTGGATTTGACTTATGGGCGGAATCTGATGCGGATGACGGCGAGGATGATTTGAGCCGCCATAGCATCTGGGCCATTAAGGAGAGACTGGAAAGGCTGATTACGGCAAAAGAGCAGCGGGGCCTTGACCACAAAGATCTGCTACACGCGCTGAATATCAACGAAAAGCAGCTTGGAACGATGCTTGGATATTTCGCAACGATTGATAAGCTGGAAAAGGCTGTGATGCAGCTATGATCCACAACCATGACCGGAGCGGATGGTTTGGCGCGTCAGACACAGCAATCATCATGGGCCGGTGGGACACAGAGACGTTTCGCCGCTGGTGGCTGCAAAAGATAGGTGTACGCACAGACCATTTCACAACGCCAGCAATGCAGGCAGGGACGGCCTATGAGCATCGGATTTTGTCTGCAATCGGCGTAAGTACGATGGACAGGCAAATCCGAATACGGAGATATCGGCTGCGGGTAAATTATGACGGTGAGTTTCCGGATACGATCATTGAGGTAAAAACCTACGGGAAACCGGTATTTAAGGTCAGCAAAGCATATTGGCAACAATGCCAGGTTGAAATGTTTGCCAGCGGCTACGGTTTTTGGAGACATCGGAAGCGATGCAATATTGTGGCATACCGTTTGACTGAGGCCGAAATGCAGAATTACTTTATTGCGGTGGACACCCGGCGATTATCCAGCCATGAAGTCCAGTATGATGAGCGTTGGGTGAGAGACGCGTATTTGCCAAGGCTTCAGTATTTGGCAAGATGCTTGCGGACAGGGCATTGGCCCAGCATGGAGGAATTTTATGGAGCGGGTTAATTCCACATCGTTCCGCTGGACGATGGATGCCGCCGGTGATTGGTTGTGCATCCAGACCAACAAGGCGCGGCAGGTGCTTGGCGCACTGAAAGAGGGTCAAGTCTATGACGTGGAGATCAAAGAACACCGGGAGAAGCGGAGCCTCGATGCGAATGCGTACTTCTGGGTTCTGGTTGATCGGCTGGCCGAAAAGATCCGAATTCCCAAGACGGATATTTACCGGAGATACATTCGGGAGATCGGCGGCAATCATGAAATGGTCTGCGTGATCGATTCAGCCGTGGAAAAGCTGCGGAACGGGTGGGAACACAATGGGCTTGGCTGGCAGACGGATACCATGGCAAGCAGGATCCCCGGCTGCACCAACGTGATTTTGTATTACGGCTCCAGCACCTACAACACCCGGCAAATGTCACATTTGATCGATATGGCAGTGCAGGACTGCGTGGAGCAAGGTATCGAGACCCTGTCTCCGGACAAGCTGGCGGGGATGATGGAGGAATGGGGATGCACAAAATGACAAAGGCCACGTCCATTTCGCAATCCGTGAAGGTTGTTGTATGGGCGCGGGACAATCACCAGTGCGTGATTTGCGGGTCTCCCGCAGGTGCGCCGGTGGCCCATGTGGTACGGCGTTCGCAGGGCGGCAGAGGGATCGAGCAGAATATTGCAACCCTCTGTCCCCACTGCCACCGCCTGTTTGACGAGGGACCATTGAGAGACCGCGAGCGCATCTACGTGCGGCTGGTGGCGCACCTGAAAGCATTTTACCCGGATTGGAACCGGGAGGACATGATTTACAGAAAGGGCGAACATTTATGCTGAACAGAATTATTGTGATGGGCCGGATGACCCGTGACCCTGAATTGCGCCGCACCAACAGCGGCACGGCGGTCGCATCCTTCACCGTGGCGGTGGATCGGGATTTCAAGTCCCAGTCCGGCGAGAAGGAAACGGATTTTATCGATGTGGTGGCATGGCGCAACACAGCCGAATTTGCGAGCAAGTATTTCTCTAAGGGCCGCATGGCCGTGGTGGAGGGCCGCCTGCAGATCCGTGACTGGACGGACAAGGACGGCAACAAGCGCCGCAGTGCCGAGATCGTGGCCGACAGCGTATACTTTGGCGATTCCAAGCGGGACGGCGGCGACACGGTGCAGAGCGAACCGCAGAGCGAACCGCAGAGCGGTTTCAGCGAGGTTGAGGATGATGGGGACCTCCCGTTCTAAGGCGGTGGTTGAATGCCGAACAGGATCATCAAGGATAGTATCAGGACGAGCAAAAGCATCAACGCAATGTCGGATTTCCAATTCCGATTGTGGGCGTACCTGATCACCTACGTTGATGATTATGGGCGCGGCAGCGCAGACCCGGAATTGCTCAAAGGCTTTGTATTTCCCCGCAGAAAAGGTGTGACTGAGGGAACGATCAGTAAGACGCTTGCAGAATTGGCGACCATAGGCTCTGTGATCCTCTATGAAGTTGACGGAGAACCGTACCTGTGTTTTCCAAACTGGAGCGAACACCAGACGGTGAGGAACAAAGTAAGCAAATTCCCGGCACCTGCTGACGGATTGATTACATCTGAAATCAATTGCAATCAATTGCAAGCAGGTGAAAGCAAATGCGCCCGTAATCCAATCCAGAATCCAGAATCCAGAATCCAGAATCCAGAAGAAGTAGGCGGCGAGCCGCAAACGGCATCCCCGCCGGTGGTTTCCATCCCCCTCAATGACGGCACTGAATATCCGGTGTCGCAGGAGCAATGCCAGGAATGGGCAGGCGTATACCCTGCTGTCGACGTGATACAGCAGTTGCGGGAGATGCGGGAATGGTGCCTGAATAACCCGGCGAAGCGGAAAACGGCGCGTGGTGTGCGTGGATTCATTACTCGCTGGCTTGCCAAAGAACAGGATCGCGGTGGCCGTAAGGGCGCAAAAGGCCCCGGCTGCAAATGCGAGGACGCTTGGGGGTATGTGTGATGGCGGGAGATTTTAAGCTGGCCGAGCTGTTGCGCCCATGCCGGAGATGGAAAGCGGCAAGGACGCCGGAGGTGACGTACCAGTCTCAGCAGCTCTGTTGGGACTGCGCCAATGTATACGGCGGCTGCGAGTGGTCGGCGCGGTTTGAGCCGGTTCCTGGATGGGATGCGATAGCCACAACACGGACGGTCGGCGGGAAGTTTGTAGAGAAATCTTTCAGCGTCCGTGCCTGCCCAAAATTCAGGAGGGGATGATTGAAAAATGTTTGGAAATAAGCGCTTGAAAGCAGAAATAGTCCGGCTGAGTTATCGAGCAGCAGAGCTGGAAGAACGGCTTTGCCCATGCGAGCAACATGACTGGAAACGCACCGGAGTTGATTACAGCTACGATGAAGCAGGCTGCTGCTACTGCGATGCCATGTATAACTACAAGTGCGCAAGGTGCGGTAAAAAAATGCGATCCTTCCAGCCGTACCTGGAATTGGATGGTGATCTGGGAAATGATGCGGATCGTGATTGATATTTACGGCGAAGACACGCAGGGCACGAAGGAGGCGGTGGCGATGCTGCTGGAGCCTCTGGGCCGTGTCCGGGTGGTTAGCGTCATTACCGATGGCAAGGAGGAGAAGCGGTGAACGTAGCCTATAACGTAGACTGCATGGAGTATATGCGGACGCTGCAGGACAAGGCGTTTGATCTGGCCGTAGTGGACCCGCCTTATGGAATCGGAATAGACGGTCAAAAATTGTCTATCAACAAGAACCCAAAGCATAACCGAAAGGAACACGCAAAAAGGGGGTGGGACACGCACATACCGCCTCTGGAGTATTTTAGAGAGCTGGAGCGTGTTTCAAAGAACCAAATATATGGGGTGCAAATTATTTTGTCACCGCGCTGGAACATGGGCATAAAGGCTGGATCGTGTGGTACAAAGGCCAACAGGATTTGACTATGAGTGACTGCGAGCTGGCCTATTCCTCATTTGATACCCCGACAAGAGTTGTAATAATTAACCGCGGGCAACTTGCGCGCGAGGGCGGGACAATCCACCCGACGCAAAAGCCTATCGCTCTGTATGCGTGGATATTCTCACGCTTTGCAAAGGCGGGCGACAGAATATTAGACACGCATTTAGGAAGTGGATCGAGCCGGATCGCCGCATGGGACGCTGGGCTGGACTTTGTTGGGTGTGAGATCGACCATCACTATTTTCAGGCGCAGGAAAAGCGCTTTGCGGAACACACGGCGCAGATCAGTTTGTTTACTTGTGAGGAGGAAAAGCGGTGATTGCATTTGAAATCCCCTATCCGGCAACAAAGCGCGGTAAAGCGGCGTGGAACAAGCGGTTTGGCCTGAACGCGTATTACGCCGGTAAGCATTGGTCGCAGCGGAAGAAGGACGCGGAAGAGCTGCACGAGCTTGCCCACTGGGCAATGCGAAAAGCAGGAATTACAAAACGTCTGGTAAATCACCCCGTCAAGGTGACATTTTTCTGGAATGACAATCTGGACATCGACAATCACGGCGCGCTGGGCAAGGCCTTTGTGGATGCGATGAAGGGCTACATACTGCCGGATGACAACCCTGAGTGGTTCCGTGCCGTGGAACACAAATTTTGGAGCGGAGATACGATCCGCGTGGAAATTGAGGAGGCAGAATGATGGATGCTGTAAATTTCTTGAAGGAAAGAGCACGGATGTGCGAGGCAAATCAAACTGGCGAAATGACCTGCGAAAACTGCGCCGCATACAAGGGGGTTTCGCAGTGCTATAAGCTGGGTGAACCGAAAGACCCAGAAAAGATGGTTGCTATCGTGGAACAGTGGGCCGCCGAGCACCCCATCAAAACCCGCCAGAGCGAGTTCTTGAAGCTGTTTCCAAATGCGCCAATATATACGAACACACATAACGTTGCTTTAGACCCATGCCTTGTTGATACAGCGTTACGCGGGCATTGCCCGACTGGAAGAGGCTGTGATATTTGTCGCCGCGAGTTCTGGATGCAGGAGGTGGAGGAATGACCCGTGAAGAGATTTTAGCCGCTGCCAAGCAGTGCGTGTGCGGAGACCGGGACCAGGATTACGGCAGCCCGGAAACGTCTTTTAACATGATCGCGGCCCTGTGGGAGCCGTATCTGCGGCAGAAATGCGTCAACCCGGACGGCGACGTCTGTATCACCGGCGCTGACGTGGGGGCTATGATGTGTCTATTTAAGCTGGCCCGCATCGCCACCGGCCACGGCAAAGCAGATAACTGGATTGACCTCGCCGGTTACGCTGCCTGCGGCGGGGAATTGGAGGACTGATTATGAGAGATACAAACCTCGTAAATGCGCTGCGTGAGCACGCTGAATGGGCGGAGGGGAACCAGTGGGAAACGCCCATTACCCTGTGCGATGATCTGACAGAAGCCGCTGACCGGCTGGAGAATCAAAGCACCCACATCGCGGCGCTCCAGCAGGAAATTGAGACGCTGCGGGGGCAGCTGCCCCGGTGGATTCCGGTGGAGGCGCGGCTGCCGGAGAATTTTCAGAATGTGCTGTGTTGGGGTGAATATTTCCGCTATGGAGACTTTAATGCAATGTTTGCAGATTACGCACTCGGCTACCAAATCAACGGAAGCTGGGGCGGTGAAGTCGCAAACGGAACAAAGGCTCATGCTTTGGCGTGGATGCCGCTGCCGGAACCGCCGGAGGTGGAAAATGCTTGAAGTGTGTCCCATGACACTGCGAGAAGCCAATGCCTACGTTGAGCAGTACCACCGACACCACGGGCCTGTGGTGGGGCATAAGTTTTCCATTGGGCTGTCCGATGGAGAGAAAATCGTAGGCGTTGCCATTGTGGGGCGCCCGGTGGCTCGTCATCTGGACGATGGCTGGACGTTGGAGGTCAACCGGCTTTGCACAGACGGAACTCGCAACGCCTGCTCTATGCTGTATGCGGCGGCGTGGAGGGCGGCACGGGCCATGGGCTATAAACGGCTTGTGACTTATATTCTGGACACAGAAAACGGGGCCAGCCTACGGGCTGCCGGGTGGAAGTGCATCGGGCAAGCTGGCGGTCTCCGATGGACAGGCAAGCGCAGACCAGAGGTTGATTTGTGCCCCGCACAAATGAAGATCAGGTTTGAAAGGACGGAGGAAATGTGATGGGAAATGTTAATTGCCTGCGTTGCCACTTTAGGCATGAGGATAACGGGAACTGTACTGCGGTCGGCGGGTTCTGCACGGCGGTCCAGGCGGCGCACTGCCCGCTGCTGCGTCAGTATTTAGACACGGGCATGACGCCAGAAGCGTTTCAATCTTTTGTGGTGTTTCTTCAGGATTTAATTGGAAACCAAAAAGCCAGTGAGGCACTGGACAGGTTCCGCCAGTTGGCTAAAGCAGACAAGGACGGGCGATTGGAGGTTCTACCGTGCAAGGACTGGCTCGAGGTTGTCTTTGGGGATCAAGTTTTATTCTGGGGAATTGACAAAGACTATGTAGAGCAACCGATCAGGGAAATTTCATTGGATGACGCAGACCGCATCGGATGGTATGACGGCTATAAAACCGTATTCCTGAAGGGGACTGACGAAAACGGCGAAGCATGGGAGTTTTATCCAGAGGAAATTGGCAAGACCGTATTCCTCACCCGTGAGGAAGCGAAGCGCGCATTGGAGGCGATGAAGGATGAGTAAAGCCGTACTTATCAGCATCCGCCCCAAGTGGGTGGAAAAGATCGCCCGCCGCGAAAAAACCATTGAGGTCCGAAAGACGCGCCCGAAGCTGGAAACGCCGTTTAAGTGCTATATCTATTGCACGCTGCCAAAATATCCGCACGAGGACTTCATTGCGACGGACTATCCAAGACCACAGTTTTATGGCGGCGGCAAGGTCGTCGGGGAGTTTACCTGTGAGCGGGTCGTCCCGATCACATACGATGGCGGCAGGCTATGGTGTCCGACAAATGCCGCCTTTTCCCCTGCGACGTGCTTATCTCAGGCAGAAATTATAGCTTATATCGGCGATAAGGGGCGTTGTTACGGCTGGCATATCTCCAATCTGAAAATCTACGACGCGCCGCGCGAACTGAGCGAGTTCCGGCGTGCACCTGACCCGTGTGATTCTTGCCATGCAGAATACACATGGGAATGCACAGACTGCAAAAAATTGGGCGGTGACATTAAGCGCCCGCCCCAAAGCTGGTGCTATGTGGAGGCGACGAAGGATGCTAAATAATAACAACCGGACATGCCGCCTGAAACTCCGGCGCGGGGATGTTGCAGACATTCTTATTATGATTGCAAGTCATTACGATGCCGGAGAAAAATGGAGAATTCTTCATGATGAAATCAAAAGGCAATTCGATGAACAGGAGGCGAAGCGGGATGGCTGAATACATTAAGCGAGAAGCATTGAGGGGGCGAAGCGGCGATGTATGTCCTTGAGTACAAATCGCTCTACATTCCACACGAGGAGCTGACTAAAAACCGCACGTTCCAAAGCTACCGATGGAAGCAGTACGCTGTGTGTGAGGAGCGCGGGCCACTGGAACAAATTAGGGCCGCGCAGAAAAGGCCGGAGGAGTGGAGAATTATCCCAACTGCCGGAAGCGTGGAACAGGAGGGCCGGGGATGAACGTGTGTGAATTCTGCCATGAGGACAGGGACGGATACGTTACGCACTTGGACCGTGAGGGAACCGGAAGTGCGCACATAATGCAGTCTCACCCCATTAACGGCGGCTGGAAGCTATGCGTCAGCTCCGGCAAGCAGGTGCGCATGACGGTTAAGATCAAGTTCTGCCCGATTTGCGGGCGCAGATTGGAGGGTTGACAATGGCTGAATACATTAAGCGAGAGGCAGCACTTATGAAACTAATGCAGGACGGGTGTAGTGCAAAAAACTTACAATCCATCTCGGATGTACCCGCCGCCGACGTGGCCCCGGTGCGGCATGCCGAATGGGTAGTCTGTGGCGATGGCGATAACGTTCCGTGGATGTGTAGCCATTGCGGCAAGACAACGGCTCACAAGTATAAGGTCATATATGGGAAATACTGCCCCCACTGCGGGGCGAAAATGGACGGAGGTAACGAAAATGTATAAGCCGTTAGCCGACAGCACCCTACTTAGGATGCCCAAAAAGGAGATTATTGAGCTGCTTCGCACCGCAGAGCATAACGCGAAGGTATCTCAGGAATGGGTGGCACAGCAAGCGGAGAACCTCAAGGACTGGAAACCGGTGGTGCATGGGCGGTGGGATGATTCTGGGCGGTATACATTTCCGGGCGGTGGGACTGCTGTTAGGTGTACCGAGTGCGGCTGCGCACTGACAGAGAGCGAGTATCACCTGAACAACTGGAATTACTGTCCTGTATGCGGGGCGAAGATGGACGGAGGTGCTGACCATGAGGCTGATTGATGTTGATGATTTGGGCGTGGGCCGGTGCAGCAAAGATGTTCTCCCTGCGGCGTATTGTGCTGGTTGGAACGGCTTACTTGGCTTGGTCGAAAAAGCCCCCACCGTGGATGCCGTGATCGTGACACGGTGCAAGGACTGCAAGCATCGGATATACAAAAACATGGGTGATGAAATCGGAGAGATTGGCGGCTGCGGACTGTTTAATTGTGCCATGCCAAATGAAGGCTTTTGCAGTCACGGCGAGAGAAAGGACGGCGGGAATGGCTAAACAGTCTGGGTATTTGCAACGGCGGGAGGCGGAGCTGGACGCCACCTTCAACGCCGGGGCGGCGATGGCGATGCAATTCGCCATGGATACGCTTCAGATGGCCCTCCACCAGACGGAGGGCTGGGGCTATGACCGGATCATGCGGATCACCCATAACTGGGTTGCCGTTCAGCGCGAGTACAAACCGGCGCTGGACTGCCGGAACCCAGAGGCGGACGTCCGACAGGAGCACATGGATCGGGTGCTTGCGGAGATTATCCGGGACAAGGCAAAGTTGATCCCATTCCCGGACAGATACAAGGATTTGAAAAAGGTCCGTTATGGGAGGTAACTATGCAGAAGGAAGATATATCGCTTTTGCGCATCTACGCGAAGAATGATATGAATTGCGTGAAAAACGCAAAAGAGATGGATATTCACCACAACAGCGTGATCTATCGGCTTGGCAAGATCAAGACGGAAACCGGGCTGGATGCGCGGAAGTTCTGGGACTTGGTGAAGCTACTGGAAATGGAGGAATCATGAAACTTGGACAGGTGGTTCGGGCCAGATTCAAGTCCATACCGTCCCAGCTGGAGCGGCAGCACCCAACGTATGAGCAGCTGTATCCGTTCCAGCGCGGAGAGGTAATTTACATCCACCCAAAGGGCCGGTTTGTCAGTGTGCGGACGGAAACGGCGGGCGGACCTGTGGTAGAGAATTTCCGGCTATGTGAGGTGGTTACGTGAGTACATTCCCGGAACGGCTGCGGAAGTTAAGGGAATCTGAGCGGCCTGCTAAAAGCATGAGAGTGAAAGCGGAGCTGATTGGGATCGGGCATGATACGCTACGGAAGTACGAAACTGGGGAGAACGAACCGGCTCTCAGCCAATTGAAGCTGATAGCGAATCATTACCACGTCAGTTTGGATGAGCTTGCATGGGACGAGGGTGAGCGAGAGAGTAAACCTTTATAGTATCGCAAAAAAAATTGGTCTTTGCCCCCAATTCGGGGCAAGCGTAGAAAAATATGTGTCAGAATGAGGGTGCGGGGTTATATCCGCATCCTCATTCTTTCCATCCATCCTTTCTTTCCTCCTGACCCCGGCGGAATGCCGGGGATATGCAGACGTAGCTCAGTCGGCAGAGCACCGCGCCGGGAGGTATGCGCTGGTTCAAGCCCAGCCGTCTGCACCATGGCGGGGAGCGTTTCGGGTGATGCGTCCTCGCTCCAAGAATATATAAGCTGCGGCCTGTAAAAGCAGCTCATCTCCGGCAACTGGTACTTGCCCTTGATGCCCCGGTGCAATTCCGGTTGGGTATAGGACCCCTCGCACCTCTCAACGATGTGTCCCAGAGGGGACATTTGGACAAACTACGCTGCCGAAGTTCCAGCAGGTCACTGTGATTGCGCACGGTGGCAGCAGTTTTAGACGGCAGTACCGCAGTGGAGGGCAGAAAGGCAATCTGCCGCCCGGAGGCGAGACCGCAAATACTCGCATTGTTGGAGATGCCGGAGCGCCGACCGGCTCACTGCGGAGATATGCGGCATAGGTGCCCCGTAAGGGGAGACCACAGCGAGTGACGGGGACTTTCCCTGAAGCGCTAAAGCAGGGCAGGACTGCAATGCCGTACCATCCCGGCCAGCGGGCGAGGAAGCGTAAAAAGCTAAGTATCAGGCGGCTGGTATAATTGCCAAGTTCCTGATGGCTGGTAGGAAGACGCAGCGCAGCCGGGAGCCGATAAAAAGACCTTGCGTACCATGTTTGGCTCAGGGAGATCCGGACACGCAAGATGTGTATGCCCCTCGGGGCGGGTAAAGTCTGCTATGTAAGGCCAAGGGGTGGGGGCTGGTAGCAAAATAATGTTAAGAGGTTATGCGAAATGAAAATGAAAAAGTATGTTGGCACGAAAATCATTGAGGCAGCCCCTGCTATTCGCAAGGGTGGCACGGTCTACGAGAAGGACCAGCCCATCCCCAAGAGTATGGACCCCGAGGAAGATGGCTACAAGGTCCGCTACCAGGACGGTTACGAGAGCTTTAGCCCAAAGTATGTGTTCGAGGCCGCATATCGGGAAACAGACTGCCTGAGCTTTGGCCTTGCCATTGAAGCAGCGAAGAAAGGGAAGAGAATTGCCCGTCGCGGATGGAATGGAAAGAATCAGTATGTCGAGCTTGCGGAGCGCATCAGCTATGAGAATGCTGCGCATGAGGTGATCAACGCCATTCACGAAGCTATCGGTAACAAAGCGCTTGCTTTTGTCGGCACATCCGGCGTGCAGCTCGGCTGGCTGGCATCGCAGGCGGATATGCTTGCCGATGACTGGATGCTCGTGGAGTAAATTATTACCGGTAGCAAACCAGGAGGATGGCATGGAAATCACAAAACGGCGGCTTGCGGATATTGTGCCGTATGCCGCAAACGCAAAAAAGCATGATAAGCGGCAAATTAACAACGTTGCGGAGAGCATCAAGCAGTACGGATTTGTACAGCCGATTGTGATTGACCGTGACGGCGTGATCGTAATCGGCCACTGCCGCGCTTTAGCGGCAAAGAAGCTGGGTATGGAAGAAGTGCCTTGCGTCTGCGTGGACGATCTGACACCGGAGCAGGTGAACGCCCTGCGGCTGGTGGATAACAAGAGCAACGAGAGCGACTGGGATTTTGACCTGTTGGCAGAAGAATTGCCGGGGCTGGATTTGTCGGCGTTTGATTTCGACTGGGGGATTGAAAACGAGGATGAGTACGGCACTGATTTTTCCTTGCCGGATGGGGACAAATCGGAAATCTGTCAAATGACATTCACGCTCCATGAACAACAGAAAGAATTGATCGAATATGCTATGACGTGCGTTGAAGATGAAATAACAGAAACGTTTGGCAACGCCAATAAAAACGGGAACGCATTGTATGAGGTGATACGGCAATGGGCAGCGCAAAAGACCTGATTGTAAAAGTTATTCCAAGCAAGGTTGCCGTTCCGTTTGTGAAAACGCACCATTACAGCGGCAAGGTTGTGAATAACAGCAATTTGCATTTCGGCGTGTTTTACGAAGGCAGACTTCACGGCGTCATGTCCTTTGGCCCGTCTTTGGATAAGTCTAAAATCCAAGGGCTTGTTGATGGAACCGGGTGGAACGAATTCATCGAATTGAACCGCATGGCGTTTGACGATGTTCTCCCACGCAATAGCGAAAGCCGCGCGATTTCGATTGCAATGAAACTAATCCGCAAAAACGCGCCGCAAATCAAATGGGTTATTTCGTTTGCGGATGGGTGTTCTTGCGGTGACGGAACGATTTACCGAGCAAGTGGTTTTGTTTTGACGGCAATCAAACCGAACGGAAACCTTGTACAACTTCCGAACGGCGAAAAAATACGCAAAATGACACTTGAGAGCAATCCCACATCTCCGCGAAAGGAACTTAACGGAAAAAGCTATTACGATATAACCGGCGGCAACTTCAATTTCAAAAAATATGTGGCCTATGTTGGCGGCGAGATTTTGACCGGGTACCAACTCCGATATATCTATTTTATTGACCAAACATATAGAGACCGGCTTACCGTTCCTATCATTCCGTTTTCCAAAATCGACGAAATGGGCGCTGGAATGTACAAAGGGGAAAAGGTAACGCAAGCAGAAAGGCACCAGTGACACGGCAATATGCGGCGGTAGTTTAACGGCAAAACATTCCGCATCCTGCGGAAAGATGGCGGTTCAACTCCGACCTCGCTGCTCCAAAATGCCGTGTTGTGCAACCAGAGAAAGGAGGGGTAAAAGTGGCACGGACTGGAAGGCCGAAAAAGGTAATAAATCAAAAGCTGTTTGAGAACCTATGCGGCATCCAGTGCACGGAAGCAGAAATCTGCGGAGTGCTTGAGTGCAGCGCGGACACCCTGAATCGATGGTGCAAACGGACGTACAAAATGACTTTTGCGGACACATATAAAAGCAAAAGTCAGGTGGGAAAGTCGAGCCTGCGGAGAGCGCAGTGGAAGCTGGCCGAAAAGAACGCAAGCATGGCTATCTGGCTGGGGAAACAGTACCTTGGACAGCGCGATATTGTTGAGCTGGGCTTGCCGACGGATAACACGCAGGAGGACGCTTTGAGCGTGAGCCTGCGTGAAATGGCAGAAGGGCTGGAGAGCGATGATTAGCGCAAAGCAGAAGAAAATTCTCGCTTATCCATATTCCAAGTATGATGCGCTGATTTGCGACGGCGCTGTGCGTTCCGGCAAGACCTCCATTATGATGTGGGCGTATGTGCGCTGGGCGATGGAAAATTTCAGCGGTCAGCGTTTTGGCGTGTGCGGTAGAACGGTGGACAGCTGTACCAAGAACATCATCGTACCGTTCACGGCGATGAGCCTTGCAAAGGAACGTTATATCGTCCGCTGGCGGCGCGGTGACAAGGTAATGGAAGTGCGGCGCGGAGCCGTGACAAATTACTTTGAAGTGTTCGGCGGCAAGGACGAGGCGAGCTATACACTGATCCAAGGCCGCACACTGGCGGGTGTGTTGCTGGACGAGGTGGTATTGATGCCACGCTCATTCGTGGAACAGGCGCTTGCACGTTGCTCCGTTGACGGCGCGCGGCTGTGGTTCTCTTGTAACCCCGGCAGCCCACACCACTGGTTCTATCAGGAGTGGATCAAGCGGAGCCGTGAGCGTAATGCACTGTATCTACACTTTGAAATGACGGACAACCCCGGCCTGAGCAAGCGCACCCTTGAACGGTACGAGAATATGTATGCCGGTATATTTTATGACCGGTATGTGCGCGGCCTGTGGGTAGCGGCAGAGGGCATCGTTTATAAGGACTTCGCCAACGATACAGAAAAGTATTTGATCGGAGACCCTTTGGAGTGGGCCAAGCAAAACGGCACCAGCTTCTCAATCATTTCAATTGGCGTTGACTTCGGCGGTACAAAGTCCGCAACGAAATTTCAAGCCACCGGGATTACAAAAAATTTCCGGGTTGTGGCGTTGGAAGAAGAATACATCAAAAACGAAGAGATTGACCCGGATGCATTAAACCGGCGTTTTGCTACGTTCTGCCAGTTGATAACGTCAAAGTATGGTTACAGCCAGACACGAGCAGATAGCGCGGAAACGGTGCTTATACGAGGGTTAGATCACACGGCACAAAAACTCCGGCTGGGTACCCAAGTCAAGAACGCACTGAAAATGCAAATCACAGACAGAATTCGGCTGGTGGTGTTGCTGATGAAGCAGGGGCGGTTCAAGGTTTCCAGAAACTGCCCCCATCTGATCGATGCACTGCAATCCGCTATTTATGATCCTGATAAATTTGAGGACGAGCGCTTGGATGATGGCACGTCCGACATCGACAGCTTGGATGCCTTTGAGTACAGCATTGAGCCTTATTACAAAGACCTGGAACGTGCCGGTCACATGATGGGACGGTGAAATAGTGAATATTCGCAGAGCATTAAAGGATATTGGGTTTGACACGGTCGACAGCAAATTTTACTCTCTAATCGACCTGTGGGACGCATGGTATAAGGGAAACGTTGAAGATTTCCACAGCTATACGGTGTGGAATGGCATTGAAGAGCTGGAGTGCCACCGTTATTCGGTTGGAATGGGAAAGAAAGTCTGCGAGGATTGGGCCAACCTCCTGATGAACGAGCGAGTCAACATCACGCTTGAAGGCAAACAGGAACAGGAATTTATCGATACTGTTTTTGCCGATAACAATTGGGAGGTCAAGGCTAACGAATCGCAGGAGCGCAAAGCGGCAGTAGGAACCGTTGCGTATGTGCCGGTGATGGAAGGCATGGGAATTAACCCAGATACAGCAGAAATCATTGACTCTGGCCGCATTCGCATCAACTATGTCAGCGCCGGGAACATCTACCCGCTGACGTGGGATAACGGCGTTATCCGCGAGTGTGCGTTCGCATCCACTCGAAAGGTCGATGACACAGAATATACTTACATCCAGGTGCACAGGCTGCGCAACGGCGAGTATGACATTGAGAACCATCTGTATGATGCAGAGGAAATCCCACTGGCCAGCGTGAAAGGGTTTGAGACAATTCCCCCGGTGGTTCATACCGGCAGCGACAAGCCGCAGTTTGTGATCGACCGGCTGAACATTGCAAACTCTGACGAAAACAACCCGCTTGGCGTGGCTGTGTTTGCCCACGCCATCGACCAGCTTAAGAGCGTTGACATTACCTATGATAGCTATGTGAACGAATTTGTGTTGGGCAAGAAGCGCATTGTGGTGCAACCGGAGGCAACCAAGAGCATTGACGGTCGTCCAGTGTTTGATAAGCGTGAGACCGTTTATTATGTACTTCCGGAGGACAGAGGCGGCAACGGCAACATCTTACAGCAGGTCGATATGTCGCTGCGGACAGCGGAGTTTAACACCGGTATGCAAGATATGTTGAACATCCTGTCCAGCAAGTGCGGTTTCGGTGAGAACCATTACAAATTCAATCAGGGAAGCATCGCAACTGCCACGCAGGTCATCAGCGAGAACAGCACCCTGTTTCGCACAATCAAAAAACATGAAATTGTGCTTGAGCAGGCAATCACAGAGTTGTGCCGGAGCTTGCTCCGCATGGGGAATCGGTACATGGGCGCATCCCTCAATGAGGACGTCCAGATCTCCATTGACTTTGACGATTCCATCATTGAGGACAAGGGCCAGGACTTTAACCGTGACGTGCAACTTCTTAATGCTGGCATCATGAACGATTGGGAGTTCCGTATGCGCTGGATGAATGAGGACGAAGCCACCGCAAAGGCAGCGCTGCCAAAGGCACAGGACATGGTGACCGAGGAAGAAACGGAGGTCGAGTAATGGGATTTGGAGAAAATACTGGGACTTTTGGGGTTGTGAAAAATGAGCCGGTATCCATTTACCCCGGAACTACTTGATGCGCTCCCAGAGGATCTGGCAGAACTGTTCCGGGCGCTTGAACTTGTGTTGCTGAATGAAATCTGTTCCCGGTTGAAAGCTGCGGATGAACTGAACGAGGTAACGGTGCAGGACATCCGGGCACTGCGGTCTCACGGCATCGACCTAAAGGAAATCAAGAAAGCAATCCGCGAAACTTCCGGCATCAGCAAAACGAAGCTGGACAAGCTGCTGGGCGATGTGGTCGCAAGGAACCAACAGTATTACACTGACCTGATTGACCTTGCGCATATCACACAGCCTGAGACACTGGTTGACGCTGCGGAAGTGGCGGCGATCAGGACGCAGACACTTGATACATTCCACAATCTGACCGCATCCATGGGCTTCCTGGTGGACGGTGGTCGTACAATGCTCCCACCTGCCAAAGCGTACCAATGGGCACTTGACAGCGCAGCGTTGCAGGCGCAAAGCGGTGCAATTAACTACAATCAGGCAATTAAAACGGCGGTAAAGGAGCTTGCGGACAGCGGTCTGAAAGTGGTTGACTACGAAAGCGGCCATCGGGATCATATCGATGTTGCTGTGCGAAGAGCCGTAATGACCGGCGTATCTCAAATCTGCGCCAAGTATACGGAGCAATCCGCAGAATATCTGGATACACCATATTTTGAAGTTTCGGCCCATGTTGGCGCACGAGATAAGCCGGGACCGTCACCATGGTCATCGCATAAGGATTGGCAAGGCCACGTTTACAGCGTACGTGCTGGGGACATTTATCCGAGCATTTATGACGTTTGCGGTCTGGGCGCTGTTGACGGCCTGGAAGGGGCCAACTGCCGCCACAGGCGGTTCCCATGGGTTGAGGGCGTGTCCGAGCGCACTTACACGGATGAACAGTTGGAACACATCGATGACGGCCATGGATGCACGTTTGATGGTAAGGATTACACGGCATACGAGGCAACCCAGATGCAGCGCCGCATTGAGCGGACGGTTAGAAAGTTAAAGCGCGAAAAAGCCGCCTACAAGGCCGCAGGATTGCATGAAGATGAAACTGCGGTAAACATACGCCTCCGGCGGTTAAACGCTAAATACAAGGCGTTTAGCGCGGAAGCTGGCCTTCCGGAGCAACCGGAGCGGATGCGCGTCTATAATGCTACTCCTATTTCAAAAAGCATAAAAAGCACCGGTAATGGCAACAGCGTTTCCCCGGGAGATCCGGTTTTGGTTGGGACTGTTGATTTTTCTGATAAAACAGCAACCATGAAAGTTTTGAGCGATGCTGAGAAAGAACTGGCTGATTTTGATTACGAAGTTAATTACTCGGTGACGAAAGATGGCAAAGTCTGGCGCGTATCAGGGGAAGCAACAACTGTAGACTTGTCTGCTATACCGAGCACCCTAAATGGGTCATATTCGTATCACAATCACCCACGTGAAAAAACGCATTACTCTTTTAGTGCAGAAGACGTTGCGTTCTTTATGGACAGTAAAGAAGAACTTTCCATTGCGTCTGATGACCGATTTATATACATTATGAGACGAACAGCCAAAACCGTTGAAAAGGCTCGCGATGTGGTGTACAATCGCTTTAAGGAACTGGAACGAACGGACGTATTTGAGATGATGTGGAAAGGGCAGATAAACCCGGACGTTGATAAGTACCACGAAGTAATGAAGATTTTAAGTAAAGAGCTGGAGGTTGACTATGTACGCAAAGAAAAAAATAAATGAAAACCATCCACTCTTTAATGAGTACAAGGCAAAATGCGACGCACTTTTTCATGAATGCTGGGCTAAAGTAGATGAAGAAAGGGCAAAATACCCCGATTGGAAAGGACGAGACCACCCATCTGATTTGGCGGTATATGCAATTGAGAAAGAGTGCAACTCAAAGCTTAGAGACCTACAACGTGAATATGATTTCCTGTTTTCCGAGGTGACGGACAATGAATGATGATATCATGCGCACTGTGGAAGCTATTCTTAAACGTGGCAATGATGCGGAGATCCGGCGCAAGGGCGACGGGTACATCGTGTTAGAGGTCAAGAAAACAATCAAATATTCAACTCCCGCGTAATTGGGCACGGGAAAGGGCAATAGGAGCCAACTGCTGAGGAATTCTCGGTGGTTGGCTCTTTTGTTTTAAGTAAAACCCGCGAAGCACAGCGGTTTTTATAAAAACTATCGTCTGCGAAGAAACGCGGCCAAAGAAAAGGAGATAGTGTCATGGCACTTACACGCAAACTTTTGAAGGGTATGGGTCTCACCGATGAGCAAGTAGATACCATCATCGAGGCGCATACCGACACCGTGGACGGCTTGAAGGCTGACGTCAGCAAGTACAAGGCGGACGCGGAGAGACTGCCCGGAATCCAGAAGCAGTTGGATGACCTCAAGGCAGCAGGTGACGGCGGCTATAAGGAAAAGTACGAAAAGGAACATTCGGATTTTGAAGCTTATAAGTCCGGCATCAACGAAAAGGAAAGCAAGGCGGCAAAGGAAAAGGCTGTCCGTGCTTACTTTGAGAGCAAAAACATCACCGGCGCAAATCTCGACCTTGCCATGCGCGGATGCGGCGAGGAAATGTCTGCATTGGAGCTGGACGGCGAGAAGATCAAGGACACCAAGAGCCTTGACGCTCTCGTAGACGGCACCTATAAGAGCCTTGTTTCTAAGCCTGCTGTCCGGCTGGACATGGGCGCACGGCTCAACGAGGGCGGAAAGCCTATGACCAAGGACGAGATTATGCAAATCACCGACAGAACGGAGCGGCGCGCTGCAATCGCCGCAAATATGGATTTGTTTAGAAAGGAAGAATAAAAATGGCTGTTGATCCTAAGCTGATTAAGAAGGAAGATCTCGCCCGTGTTCGTGAGATCGAATTTACCGAGATGTTCGGCTATTCCATCAAGAAGCTGATGGAGGCTCTGGGCGTTACTCGTAAGATCGCCAAGCAGGCCGGTACTGTGCTCAAGAGCTACAAGGCTACCGGCACTTTGGAAGACGGCGCTGTGGCTGAGGGCGAGACCATCCCCCTGAGCAAGTACAAGACCGAGGCTGTGAACTACAAGGAGATCGCCTTGAAGAAGTGGCGTAAAGCCACCTCTGCCGAGGCAATCACTGATCGCGGCTACGATCAGGCCGTCGAAATGACAACCGATGAAATGCTGAAGGACGTACAGAAGGGTATCCGCAAGGACTTCTTCGAGTTCCTCGCGACCGGTACGGGTACGGCCAGCGGTGCGACCTTCCAAGCGACATTGGCTCAGGCATGGGGCCAGCTGCAGGTGCTGTTCGAGGATGACGAAATCGGCGCAGTGTATTTCATGAACCCTCTGGACGTTGCGGACTATCTCGCAACTGCCAACATCACCCTGCAGACCGCTTTCGGCATGACCTATGTCGAGAACTTCCTCGGCCTGGGCACTGTGATTCTGAACTCCAGCGTCCCCAAGGGCAAGATTTACGCCACCGCCAAGGACAACATCGTCCTGTACTACATCCCTGTGAACGGCGCTGATCTGGGCGAGGTGTTCAACTTCACCACCGACGCCACCGGTTATATCGGCATCCACGAGGAACCCGATTACACCAACATGACCGCATCCGATACCGTTATCAACGGCATGGTGCTGTTCGCCGAGCGCATTGACGGCGTGGTTGTCGGCACCATCACTCCGGCGGTGGGGGGCTAACCGAACTGCTGAGTGAGCCTGACCCTGAAACCCCTGTTTTCTCCGACATGACAAAAGCTCAATTGCTTGATTATGCCTGGGAAAACGGGGTGGACGGGGTCAGCAGTTCAATGCGCAAGGCTGACATAATCGCAGTATTGGAAGGGAGCTGACCCAATTGACATACGCTGATTACACATACTACTCCGGTGTCTATATGGGCACTGTAAGCAGTGGGGATTTCCCGCGTCTGGCTGTCCGGGCCAGCTCCTTCCTCGATTATTTCACGCAGAACCGAGCCAAGGACAACGTGGATCTGGATGCGGTAAAGATGTGCTGCTGTGCGCTGGTTGACAAGTACGCGGTTATCGAAGCCGCGCAGGCGCTTGCAATGAAGAACCTTGCGACTGCTGCCGCTAATGACGCAGAAGTCAAAAGCGAAACGGTGGGCGGTTATTCCCGCACACTGGCGACCGGCGGCGAATCTGCCGTTTCTGCGCTGAACGCTACGGATGGGGCAAGAAAGCTGCTCGCAGAGACCTGCATGGAGTATCTCGCCCATACCGGCTTGCTGTACCGAGGGAGGGGGTGCGGATCATGTACGCTCCCCACACTGTAACGATCTACAATCCGGTCAAAGAAACCGACAAGGAGACGTTTCAGGAAACGCAAAAGCTGTATGTGACCGTACTTCGTGGCGTGATGCTGCAAGCGTCTAAGGCGGTTAACGTGCGCGAGAGCGGTCTTGCCGGGGCTGATGCAGTTGACCTCTACATCCCGTTTGGCGTGGAAGCTGTGGACGGTTTTACCGGCAAGGTGAAAGCCTATGTCGGTCCGCAGCGGTTTTACGCCGCAGAGGACAAAACCGAACTGTGGACGCTTTCTGTCAAAGGCAATGGTGGGACAACGTTTTTCATCAAAGGCGAGTTTGTGACGGACAATGAAACTGTGGCGCTGGCTCAGGACAACTGCTACACCGTGACCAAGGTTGACGAGAAGGATTTCGGCAGCGTTGATATGCAGCACTGGCAGGTCGGAGGCGTGTGATATGGCGTTGAAATTTTCCGTTCAGACGGACGGCATGGACGCTGTAAAAGAGGCCGTTTCCAAGGGCTGTGATCGCGCAGAACACGTTCTTGCGGTGCAGGTTGCAAAAGATACCGCCCCGTTCGTTCCTATGCTCACAGGCTCTCTGAGGACGCGTACAAAGGTAACGGGGAACACGGTTATTTACCCCGGGCCGTATGCCAGGTATTTGTACTATGGCAAGCTGTACGTTGATCCACTGACCGGAAGCTCTTATGCGCGGAAAGGCGTTACGAAGGTTCCAGCAATGCCGGAAAAGGATTTGATTTTCCACAGAACCGGGACCTGCTCCCATTGGTTTGAAGCATCCAAGGCACAGAACATGGAGAAGTGGGTGCGTGTAGCAGAAAAGGCGGTGAAGCGTGATCTCTAAAGAAAAACCTGTAATGCTGGCATCCAGTAGCGAAAAGGCAGACCTTGACCGCCTGATGCTGATTTGGGCAAACCGTTTCCCCGGTATTCCGGAGAATGTGGATCTGATCAAGTACGAGTATTTCGCGGCGAAAACGGTAGGCATGGCGCTTTCCTCCGTTCAGGGTGCCGTTATCACCAAGAAGTATATCTGCGGCGGCTATCAGGCGGAGTATTCGTTTGAAATCCACTACCAGATCGCACCACCCGGCAAGAGCGACGATACACGCTTGAAGGCGGTTGAGGTTTTAAACAAATTCGCGGACTGGGCGCAGATGCAGCGACCGGACATTGGAGAGGGCAGGCGCGCCCTCCGCGTTGAGACGTCTGCGTTTGCATCGTATCTCGGCGCGACAAGCGACCAATACGAGGACTACATGGTCCCGCTAAAACTGATTTACGAGGTGAATGTATAATGGCAGATTTAACTTTTGCGACGCCCGAAGGTCAGACCATTGACCGCGAGCTTTTGATCGCGTATCTGAATACCGGCTCTAAGGAAGCTCCCACTTGGAGCGCCATCGGTAAGCGTGTGGAGGATTCCAGCGAAGAGATGGACTGGGGTCAGGAGAGCAAACAGGACATCCTGGGCAACACCTTCACCACCATGAAGAAGCCCGTTATTTCCCAGACCTTTGATCCCATCCCTCTGGATGCCGGTGACGCTGCTGCGGTGAAGATGTGGAACCTCGCCGTCAAAGATCATGACGCGCAGGCTCTTGCCAATCAGGATATGATGATTGGACACTTCTACGCTACGTCCGGCGAGGCGAAGTTTGCCGAGCGGTATGATTCCTGTGCTATTGCCGTGACCGGCATCGGCGGTGACGGCGGCGGTACGCTCAACATCACGAGCGAGATTACTTACGGCGGCAATCGTACGCTGGGCACCATTACCAAGGATACCAGTGGCGTGACCTTTACGGCAGGGGCTTAAAAACAAAGGGGCGGGCGCAAACCCGCCCCAATTTCGGAGGCTATTATGAAAGACCTGATTTTCGATACCGGTTTAGTTACCTACAGCATCAACGGCAAATGCGAATTCTCTTTTAACCCCACCGACAGCGCCTTTGTGGAAAAGCTGTTTAATGCCTTTGATATCCTCGACAAGAAGCAGGATACGTACAAGGCAGAGGTGGAAAAGACCGCCAACAAGCGGGAAGTTTTTGAAACCGCCCGGAAGATGGACGAGGAAATGCGCGAGATCATCAACGATGTGTTCGGCTTTGACATTTGCTCTACCCTGTTTGGCGAGATGAACGTATATGCGCTGGCGGACGGTCTGCCTGTGTGGGCGAACCTGATGCTTGCCATCATGGATGAGGTTGACACCACCTTTGCCCGTGAGCAGAAAGCCACCAACCCCCGCGTGAGCAAGTATACGAAGAAGTACCACAAATGAAGTACGATCTGCCGACTGCCGTAGAGGTAAACGGCACTGAGCACCAGATACGCTCTGACTATCGCGATATCCTGACGATCATTGAGGCACTGTCTGACGCTGAGTTGTCGGAGGAAGAAAAGGCCGAGGCCATGCTTGACATTTTCTATCCAGACTTTGCGGAAATGCCGCAAAGCGACTACGAGGAAGCGATCAAGCAATGCGCAAAATTCATCAACTGCGGCGAAGAGCAGCGTGAGGAAAAGCGTGGGCCGAAGCTGATGGATTGGCAGCAGGACTTTCCCCTGATCGTTGCCCCAGTCAACCGCGTTCTGGGACAAGAAGTCAGATCCGTTGAGTATCTGCACTGGTGGACGTGGGTATCCGCGTATCAGGAAATCGGGGATTGCACCTTTGCCCAGGTTGTGGGAATCCGCAATAAAAAGGCAAAGGGGAAGAAGCTGGATAAAAGCGAACAGGAGTTTTACAAGCAGAACCGGCACCTGGTTGACTTCAAGCGGCAGTATACGGAACAGGACGAGGACGTTATCAGCAAATGGATATGAGAACCGCCCTCCGGAGAGGGCGGCAGGTGCATTAAATGTTTTTCATAGCTTTTGCGATTTCTTTCGCCTGTTGACGCATGGCATCGGATTTGTTTTGCTCCATAGCCGAAATTACGGAGTCTCTGAAAACGCCAGGTGACTTTGTACTTGTAAACAAAAACCGATCAGATGAAGTGTCAATTTGCAATGCTCCATATTTATACTCTCGCCATGACGATTTTACAGACACACCGTTTATCTTGTTAATTGGCACATCTACTGAAATCTTTTTCGGTACTGAAACGCGAACAATGAGGCGTTTGTTTGTCAAAACAACATGGTTCATGGTCAGCCTGAAAATTTCGTATAAGACCGGGAATGCAAAGACCCAAGGGACAAAAAACCATACGTCCTCCATTTGCATTAAAGAAGCCTTGCACACGGCGAATACAAATAAAATGCACCACGATATAAGTGGGATACATGAAAATTTGAGCGTGTCGAGAACTTCTTCGCCCGGCAAAAGAACTGCTGTTTGCTTTTTTCGCATGGGAGGTTCCATTTTCTTTGTTGGCGTCGAAAAATCCCAATCACATCTTTCAATTTTTCGCTTGTAGTATGAAATTTCTTTTCTTGAGTAGTCATAGCCTGGTAAATCGTTGATGTATTTTGCAACGAGTTTAATATCTGCGCTTGAGTAATTTGTGCATTTTTTTAAGTATGCGGAGATTTCAAAAGCTGAAAGATACACGGTTGCTACAATGTTGACGTCAATTTTATTCTCGTTTTTATCAAATAAATTACTACACATTTGTGTGACATGATCTTCCATTGATACCAACTCCTTTTATTAAGCATAACATAAAATGCATAAAAAGCAAGGGAAAGAAGGCGATTGCATGGCAGATGGCTCCATCACCATAAAGACGGACATTGATGATAAGCAGGCGCAAACGGAATTAAACAGGCTAACAAAAAAAATCGATGCGCTCAATGAAAAGATCAGCGATAAAAAGCAGCAAGCAATTCCACTCGTGGAGCAATCAAAGCAGATTGCCGCAAATCTCGATGAGGCTAAATCTAAGCTGTCGCAAATGAAAAGCGGAAACGAATTTTTTACATCAAGTGCGATTAAAGACCAGGAACAAACCGTGGCAACGATGCAAAAAGAATGGGATGGTGTGCAAAAAAGGGTTGAGGCTGTAGATGCGTCCATTGCCAAAGATACCAGAAGCCTTGGACGAATGAGCAACCGGGCGGGAGAACTTTCTGCGCAGATTGCTGGCGCAAGTAAGAGTTCTACTGCGCTGGCCGCTGCAAGTAAAAAAGCAGACAAATATATGGATCGGTTTTCTCGCAGAGTAAAAGGGCTTGTCCGTCGCGTGTTCGTGTTTGGCTTAATTGTGCAAGGACTCCGCTCCGTGCGCGAATGGCTCGGGAAGGCGGTTAAAACCAACGATCAGGCTACAAAAGCGCTATCGCGATTAAAAGGTGCTTTGCTAACACTCGCACAGCCGTTTGTGAATGTTTTGCTTCCGGCGTTTACATCATTCGTGAATTTGCTAACCCAATTTGTGACTGCTATGGCAAAAATTACAGCGGTTTTGTTTGGGTCGACGATTGATCAAACAAAAAAAGAAGCAGAGAACCTTTACAAAGAATCGGACGCTTTAAACGAAACGGGCAAATCTGCAAAAAAGGCTGGCAAAGCACTTGCCTCGTTTGATGAAATTAATAAATTAGGCGGAGACAATAAGGAAAAAACAGAACCGGACTTTAATTTTTCTGAAAATGAAAATTGGCTCGATAAAATGCTTGGAAGCGCAGCGGAAAAAGTTGCAAGCGCTTTGATCTTAGCGGGCATTGCCTTTATTGCCATCGGTGCATCGGTCGGCAGCATTAAGATGGTTATAACGGGACTGCTTCTCATTGGCGCTGGGCTTTTTGTCGCAGAGGAAACCGGAGTATTGCAATCCTGGGTGGATACACTTGGCCTCAATAATGTTGCGGAATTTATTGTGACGGCTGTGATCCTTGCTGGCATTGCAATGGTCGCAATCGGAGCGGCAACGGGAAACATCCTCCTTGTGATTGCTGGACTTCTGCTGATTGGACTTGCCGTTCTTTATGCAAAAAACAGCGGCATGATGGATGATTGGGCAGAAACGCTTGGGCTTAATCGCGCTGCATCTTTTATTACGGCAGCATTGTTGATCGCTGGCTTTGCGTTAATCGCCATTGGCGCGGCTACCGGAAATATTTTGATGGTGGTTGCCGGAATTGCTTTAATAGCTATTGGCATTTATGTCGGTGTAAAAAGCGGAACGTTTACAGACTGGGCAAGCGCGCTCAAATTAGATTCGGCTTTTGGATATGTGACAGCAGCTATGCAAATCGCCGGAATCGCTATGATCGCCATCGGCGCGGCAATGGGAAACATCGTGATCGTACTTGCGGGTGCGGCGCTATTAGGGTTTGGCATTGCGGCAGAAGCCATTGGGCAAGAAAGGCTTGAGGCATGGTGGGAGAAGTTAAAGCTGACCTCCGTTGCACAGTGGATATCTGTTGCGCTTCTTCTTGGCGGAATCGCTATGATCGCCATCGGCGCGGCAATGGGAAACATCGTGATCGTACTTGCGGGTGCGGCGCTATTAGGGTTTGGCATTGCGGCAGAAGCCATTGGGCAAGAAAGGCTTGAGGCATGGTGGGAGAAGTTAAAGCTGACCTCCGTTGCACAGTGGATATCTGTTGCGCTTCTTCTTGGCGGTATTGCATTGGTCGCATTTGCGGCGGCTACGGCAAACCCGATTCTTTTGGCAGTTGGACTTGGCATTCTTGGCATGGGAATAACTGCAGCAATAAATGAGGGCCACCTGAAGAATTGGGTTGAAACGCTCGGTTTGAATAAGGTTGTTGGCTGGGTATCTGTTGCCCTTATGCTTGCTGGAATTGCCCTTATTGCATTTGGCGCAATGACCATGAATATCTTTATGCTTTTGGCTGGTGCTGCTTTGCTTGTTAGTGGTTTCGCAGTAGGGACGACCACAAACAAATTTCAAAGTTGGGTTGAAACCTTGCATCTGAATGAAGTTTCCGGATGGGTGTCTACGGCAATGCTTTTGCTGGGTATCGCTCTTGTGGCTATTGGCGCTATGACGCTGAATGTCCCAATGCTTTTAGCTGGTGCGGCGCTGCTTGGCGTTGGTATCGCCGCAAAAGCAGGCGGGTTTAATTCTACAAAATCTGTTTCCGGTGGAAACCCGGCGGCACGGTCTGCTATGCCTGCAATTAGCCCTGCATCCGTTCCGCGTTTGGCGACCGGCGCAGTTATTCCCCCGAACCGTGAGTTTTTAGCAGTACTGGGTGACCAGAAGCAGGGGAACAACATTGAAGCCCCTGAATCTGCCATCGAGGCAGCGGTGGCCCGTGGCATGGCTCAGTATGGCGGCGGCAATCAGACGGCCATTCTCAAGATTGGCGAACAAGAATTGGGCCGCATCATTTTCAAGCTGAACAAGGACCAGACGCAGCGCGTTGGTATTAAAGTGACCTAAAGGCGGTGGGTATGAATTACATCAAAATTAACGGAACTTCATTTGATGTGAATGTCGCGATCTCTAAGTACAACGAAAATTTCAGCGTTCTCGATGGGGAGAACGCTGGGAGATCGAAAGACACAGGCCGGATGATCCGGGATGTTCTGGGAACGTACATTGGGCATAAGGTGACTGTTTTCCGCAGGGGGGACGATTACAGAAGCTATGATGCGTTCTGGAACTATCTCAAAGCCCATTCCATTGACGATTCCGTTTTGCTTGAAGCTGCGGACGGCAACACAACTATTTCCTATCGCGCATACTACACCAGCGCATCGCACGATATTGAAAAAGTTGAAAACGGGATCAATTATTGGGGAGAAATTGAAATCCATTTCATTCCCATCGCACCGCAAATCACGCGGTAAGGAGGGCTTATGGATTATGTAATGATCGGCCCTTATCAATTTGACCGGGATGCGTCTAAGGACGATATGCGGCTGGACTACTGCTCATCGTTTCAAGAAGTGGCATTGGATGAAAGCAGCCTTTCGTTTGATACGGTCAGCGTAGAAGTTTGCACCACAACAATAGGCGCACAGCTTTCTGCACTCCCCAATAACACCCCCATCATTGTTTACAGAGGCGGCGAAATCAAAGCAAGATTTGTAAGCAGCGGCGTTTCCCGTATCGGGCCTGTCACTTATCAACTTACAGGGCGGTCCCCTATGGGCGCGCTTACCGGCATGGTGCATACTGGCGGCCTTTACACAGGCCAGACCGTGGAAGATGTTGTAAAAGAAATCTGCGGCAACATCCCTTCGCTGATAAAAAGTGTATATGCCGGAGTTAAACTTTACGGCTGGCTTCCTTATGCGGATGGGAAAGAACGCTCTGCACGAGACAACCTCGCACAAGTGCTTTTTGCCATTGGGGCCTATCTCCGCACAGACCTGAACGGTGTTTTGAGAATTGAACCCTTGTGGGACGGTACGGCATCGTTGATTGATGTCGACCGATCTTACACCGGGGGAACCGTGAAATACGATTCACCCATCTCTGCTGTGACGGTAACGGAGCATCAATACGTTGCGGGAACGGAAGTAAAGGAGCTATTCTCCGGCACGGCGCAGAATGGCGATATCATCACATTCTCCGAGCCGATGCACTCCCTCTCTGCGAATGGCTTCACAATCTTGGAAAGCGGTGCGAACTACGCCAAGATCTCCGCTGGCGCTGGCGCACTGACTGGCAAGGCGTATATCCACAACACCCGCTTAATCACGCAGCCTGTGACGGCTGGCGCTGTGGAAAACATCAAATCAGTTACAGACGCCACGCTGGTATCTCTGGTGAATTCCTACACCGTGGCGAAGCGTCTTGCAAACTATTACCGATGCCGCGAAACTATCACCAATGACATTGTAAGCGGGCACGAGAAACCGGGCCACGTTGTAAGCGTATATCATCCGTATGACAAAAAAATGGTTTCCGCTTGCATCCAGTCTCTTGACACCACCATGAGCGCGACGCTTAAAAGCAGCATGGATGCATTGGTCGGCTTCACCCCGGCGCAGCCGGAAGCGGCGGAGTATCTGGACGAGCGGGTAGTCCTCACCGGCTCCGGCGAGTTCCAGATCCCGGAAGGCACCACAACGATCCACTATGTGATGATCTCCGCCGGGCAGGGCGGGCGCTGCGGCGAAAAGGGCGAAGATACCCAATCGGGGCCTAAGTTCTCGTGGACAAACCCGGTTTTTGAGGATCGGGTAGACGGCTACGCGTTGGCGCTGGGTGGCAAGGGCGGTCTCGGCGGTAAGGGCGGCATGGGCGGCAGAATCGTAGAAGGCGATCTCGACGTGTCCCAGTTGAAAAGCCTTGCCTATGATTGCGGAAAAAGCGGCAAGGGCGCCGAATTCAGCCCGGACGATCTCCCCGGTACGGACGGCACGGATACGGTGTTCCACGGCATGACTACGGCGGGCGCGTCTGCTCCCGATTTTGGCTTCACGGATCCCATCACCGGGGAGCAGTTCGGCGGCGTCGGCGAGGACGGCCTCCCTGGCGGAGACGGCGCCGGACGTGATCCGGCTGTAAGTGAGTACACAAATGATAGCGTCCAGCAATACGTCAATGGCACGATTGCTTATGACGAGGACGGGAACGCATTCACCCCCGGCCCTGTGGCTGGCAGCGAGGGGAAAATCAGCATGACCAGAATCGCATCAACAAGCACACCGCGCAGCTTCGGCTGGTACAGTTCCGGTCTGGGCGGCGGCCCGGCGGCGGGAGCCAACGGCAAAGCCGGATCCTCCGGACGCGGCCTGCCGGGCGAGACAACCGTTGATGTGACCGGCGGCTCCGGTGCGGACGGCATGACGGCCACGCTCACCCCTTCCAAGCCGAGGCGGTACGGCAGGGGCGGACGTGGCGGCTACGGAGGCGGCGGCGCAGGCTCCGGCGGCATTGCCGTGAAGAACGGAAACGGCACCATTACCCCCGGCACACCCGGATTCGGCGGTTTAGGCGGCCCGGGCGGCCCAAGCGCGGACGGCTGTGTTATTTTGTACTACCGCAAATTCGGGCAAGCAAAAGCAGGGCCGCTGGTCCAGCGTGGCGGCGGGCTGTTTTTTGACCGCTTGAACAAACTTTTTATCGTGTGAGGTGTGAAACATGACGCTTGAACAGAGAGTCGCAGTCTTGGAGGAGATCTTCGCTAAGCTGCAAGACTACTACACATCCGCCTACTCCGGCGAGGAGATCGACGCGCGGCTGGCCTCCGCCGGTGTGCCTATCGGTATCACCAAGGAGTACAAGAGCGTGACCGAGATGAACCAGGACTTCACCGGTACGGACGTCCAGCGCGGCCAGTTTGTCCTGATCCTGCCGGACAGCCCGTCCTCCGCGGACTACGGCAAGGTGTACCTCAAAGGCACGGCCAACTGGGTGTATGCCTTTACCCTCACCACGCTTACCTCCATCAAAGGCCCCATTGGCCCTCCCGGCAAAAAGGGCGACCAGGGCGATCCCGGCGAGGCCGGTTCCAGCTTTGCCATTCTGGGCTATTTTGATACGCTGGACGCCCTCAAGGCAGCCGTCCCAAATCCAAAGGCCGGTGACGTGTACGGCGTTGGCACTGCGCCTCCGTACAACATCTACATCTGGGATTCCGTCCACGGCAAGTGGGTGGCCAACGGGAATTTGCAAGGCCCGCAGGGCAAGCAGGGTATTCAAGGCCCCGAGGGTAAACAGGGGCCTGAGGGTAAGCAAGGCCCAGCAGGACCTATGGGCGGTGTCGATAACTACGTGCGGTACGATGCTGCACAGGAGCTTACTAACGAGCAGAAAACACAGGCCCGAGAGAACATCGGTGCGAACACCTTGGAGGGTGCTGTCCGCTACGATGCGGCCCAAAACCTCACCGACGAGCAGAAGGCGCAGGCCCGTACGAATATCAACTCCGCTCCCGGCGGGTTTGGGCTGGGGGAAGCAGCAAAAATGCTCACCGCGTCCGATAACGTTGATAATATCAAGAAGAATGGCTGGTACACTTGGCATTGGAACCCAACCAGACAACCTGCCGGATTGCCAGATGAAGCAAAATATCATACAGGACTTATGAGGGTAGATTCGGCCAACCCCGACACGTATGATAACGTGCAGACAATTTACATTGTGCTTTCACCTCCCAATTCAAACCCCGGAGATCAGTGTGTTGTTCAGCGCATGGGACTTAATGCTCCCAACGTCTGGAACCCTTGGGAATGGGTCAACCCTCCTATGCTGTTGGGCGTAGAGTACCGGACTACCGAGAGGTATTTAGGCAAGCCGGTGTATGTGAAGGCGTTTAACGTTTCTTCGCTGCCGAACAATAGCTCCCTTTCCGTGAATATTGGCACAAACAGTGATGGAAGCGCAGATGAAACGATCCGTGCGATTGCGGGATATGGAGTAACCTCGAACGGAAGCTCTATCCCGGCTTGGGCATGGGCAAGAGACCCGTCTAAAAAAATATATCTACAACTTTATTTGTGGATTGTATTTTTGGACACAACGTTTGATGCGTCTGGTGAGAGTGCAACAATCGTTGTTAAGTACACAAAAACCACCGACTGATATGGACTATTGCGTGATATGCGGGGCCATTGTGCCGGAGGGTCGGTGGGTTTGCCCTCAGTGCGAGAGACGGTGGCCTGAGTTTTAACCTGCACGATATCAAGTCGGACTTTTGACTTGCACGAAACCAAGTCGGAACTGCCCTAAAAACTGCAACTTTTTAAGGGGGTGTGGAATGGAAATTCTACAAATTGTATTAACTGCTGCCACCGGCTCTGGTGTGACCGCTATCATCCTCGCGCTCCTCCAGCGGAAGTGGACCAAGGATGACAAGCGGGACGCTATCGTGGACGCGCTGAAGGTGCTGCTGATCGACCGGGTGCGCTATCTGGGCCAGCAGTACATCTCAGACGGCAGCGTCAGCCTGTCGGACAGGGAAACGCTTGATGAGATGCATCAAGCGTACAAGTCCCTTGGCGGCAACGGGCACCTGAAAATCATCATGTCCGAGGTCGGCGAGCTGCCGATCCGGAAAGAGTGAAAGGAGAACGCTATGGAAAACATCAAGAAACGGCTGGGGAATCTGCTGGCGGTGAAAAGCCTCGTGACCATCACCCTTACGGTGGTGTTCGCGGTGCTGGCCCTGCGGGGTGACATTACCGGGACGGAGTTCCTAACCATTTTCACCACGGTGGTTGCGTTTTATTTCGGCACCCAGCGGGTGGCCGAGGACAAGAACAGTTGAAAACGGTTGAATAATCAACCGAAATTATAAGGGGGTACATTTTATGAACAAGATCTACGAGAACATCATCAACGAGGGCAAGAAGAACGGCAAGACCATTGAGGCCATCAATGTCGAGCTGAAGGAGGCCGGAGCCAACTTCCACCTGAATCCCGACGGCGGCGTGGCCAACTGGACGGAGCAGGAGATGGCCGAGGGCTTCACCCCTGCGGAGACCGAACCCGCCGACGTGAAGCACCTGCATGACGTCATGCGGTACGATGCCGAGAAGGCCGGAGAGACCCTGCGCATCCAGTGTGCCGAGGGCGTGTATGACGTCACGTGGGACGTCTACGGCCATCCTGAGAAGGCTGTGAGAGTCAATGGTTGATACGTTCGACTGCGCCCGTGCGCAGATCTACCACAACACCGGCAAGCTGACCCCGGCCCAGATCAAGGCCAAGACCGGCTGCACCCACATCATCAACGGCTACCTGTTCAACGGACGCTTCGTCCCAGTTGGCTGGTGCGTGATCGACGGCAAGGTCATCAGCCGGGACAAATACCAGGACTGGGGCGTGTCCATCGGCAGTGACGGCAAGCCGCAGATGCTGACGGGCCGGGGAGTATCCTTTCTCTCCGGCGTCCCGATTCTCAAGGGCGGCTCCAAGCTCTACCGGGGCCTGACCGCAGACGTGGCCCGGCCTGCTGCCCGGACGGCGGTGGGCTGGATGCCCAACGGCAAGGTATGCCTATGGTGCGACAAGACCAGCCTGACCCGTGAGCAGCTCCAAAACAAGCTGCTGGGGCTAGGCGTGGTGGACGCCCTGATGCTGGACGGCGGCGGCTCCACGCAGGGCATTTTCCCCAAGGGGAAAGTGACCAGCACCCGGAAGGTGCCTACGCTGCTGCTGTTTTGGGAGCGGTCGGCCAAGGTGGAAGATCAAGCCCTCGTATGGGGCGAGGCTCACGGTCTGCTGACGGACGCCAACGCCGGTGACACGGTGACCCGAGCCGACATGGTTCAAGCGCTGTATCAGATCTGGGGGAATAACCATGGTTGAGATCCACGCTTACAGCAAAGCCGCCTCCGGGGGCAAGCAGCTTTCCGCCCATTTCCGGGTCCGGGAGTTTGCGTGTGGAGACGGGTCTGACGCTGTTTTGGTGGCTCCCCGGCTGGTGATGGTGCTGGAAACCATCCGCACCCACTTCGGCGCTCCGGTGGTCATCCACAGCGGGTACCGCACACCGCAGTACAATGCCAAGGTGGGCGGGGTGGCCCATAGTCAGCACTGCTATGGCATGGCTGCGGATATCTCCGTCAAGGGCCAGGTTCCGGCAGGGGTGGCAGCGTTTGCCCGGTCGATCATGCCGGATTGGGGCGGCGTGGGCATTTACAGTAAGAAAGGCTTCACCCACATCGACGTCCGGGAGAAACGCTCCGACTGGACGGGCTAAACATCTGAAAGGAGGGCCAGAAGATGGCAACATCCACGCTTTTTAGCGCTCTGCAAGTCTGGGTTACCCATGGAAAAAACAAACCGAGAGATCCGGGCGCTGTTGTCATCCATGGCCCCGGCCCGGGCGGCGCAGGCCGTCCGGTTGGTAGGCCTGCCGCCTGATGAGGAAACAGCGGTGCTGGCGGTGGACGTCCACGGCCAGAGCTGCCTCCAAACGGCGGAGCGGCTGCATGTGAGCGTGGACACCGTAAAGCGGCTACGGCGCTCTGCTTACCGAAAATTGCAAGACGAAATCTATACTACACGTTGAGAGACGCGGTTCAAATTGAACCGCGTCTTTTTTGCGCACTTTTCTGCCCTTTTCCTGCCACTTTGAATGGAGGTTTTTGGATTACTATGAAAGCAGAGCAAGGGAGGGGTTCTCCGTGATTACAAATGGTAGAGAATACATTGACCGTCTGCGGGCGTGCGGAATGAGCGAATCCAGCGCCACAGATATTTGTTATAAATACGCAGCACAGGATGATGAAGAAGGGCTGGCTGAATTTGTGAGAGCAAACGAATTGCTCTACGATGACCGCCGGGAATATGTATAAGTATTTCAACCCAAATCCCTGCGGAAAAAATGTTGGAGACTGCACCGTGCGGGCGATCTCCAAGGCAACCGGGATGGAGTGGGGCGAGGTGTATTTACGGCTCTGCATCCAAGGGTATCTGGACGGCGATATGCCGTCGGCAAACGCTTGTTGGGGGCGGTATCTCCGCAGCATCGGATATCGGCGGTACATCGTGCCGGACACCTGCCCGGACTGTTACACGGTGGGCCAATTTGCGGAGGATCACCCCAAAGGCACCTATATTCTGGCGCTGTCCGGTCATGTGGTCTGTGTCTGCGACGGCATAATCTGGGACAGCTGGGACAGCAGCAACGAGAACATCTTGTATTACTGGGTCAAGGAGGATGACTAAAATGGCTTACACACCTTACGGATGGCAAAATCCCTATTACGCACCGCCTATGCCGGATAACCTCATGCAGATGCGCCAACAGCAGATGCAGCCTATGACACCCCAGATGCCGCAGGTCCCGCAAAACCCGGTGGCGCAGAGCGGCGTCCAGTGGGTCAGTGGGGAGCAGGAGGCCCGAAACTGGATGATCGCGCCCAACGCCGCTGTGGCGTTGTGGGATAGCTCCGCGCCTACGGTGTACCTCAAAAAGGCAGATGCCAGCGGTAAACCGTCCCTCACGATTTATGACCTCGTAGAACGCACAGAAACGCCCCGTACAGCCACTCAGGAAAAGGGCGTGGAGTTTGTCACCAGAAAAGAATTTGACGCACTAGCGGCGCTTGTGGGCGAATTGAAGGGCAAGAAGAAGCGCAAGGTAGAGGAGGAAGAGGACGATGAGTAACAATCCGTTTTTCAATGCGTTAGGTGGCGGACAGATGCCGGGGTCGATGAGCGGCTTTCCTCAGCTTTTACAGCAGTTCAAGCAGTTCAAGGCAAGTTTTAAAGGCGACCCAAAAGCGGAAGTGGAGAAGATGCTGCAAAGCGGCAAAATCTCACAAGATCAGTTGAACAAGATACAGTCAATGGCAAACCAATTTCAGGGGCTTTTCAAGTAATCAAA